GTGCGCAGTTCGCTCATGGGTTTCCTTTCGGGCGGCGGCGCGGGTTGCGGGTTCGGTAAGGCGTTCATCTGCTCCTCGTCGGTTGCACCTGGAGCCGTCCCGCGCGCGGGGCGGCCGAGCTGCAGCCGGGGTCACATGCCCCGCATGGCGGCGGCCTGCGCGCGCATGGTCTCGGCCACGTCGGTGACGTGCGCCCACAGGACCGTCGCGACGAACAGGAAGCCCAGGAGCGCGAGCGCGCCCAAGAGCAAGCCGGTCAGGTTCGGCCCGAGCGGGCTTGGCCGGCTCGTCCGGAAGGTCGGCCGGGGCACCGCGCGGTGCAGCGGGCGGCCCATGGCGATGGCCAGCTCGTTGTCCGTCAGCAGGCGGTGGGCGGCCTCGCGGATCTCGGGCGTGGTGCCGTGCGCGGCGTGGTGGCGGGCCATGTCGAGGCCGCGGGGCGAGAGGGGGAGATCCTGTTTCAATGGCCCCGAGCCTCCGGCGCCTGGGCGATCATCTCGCACTCGGCCGTGGCCACCACGGCCATGGCGGCGCCGAGCAGCCGCACCGCGGCCAGCTGGTCGCCCTGCGCGTGGGCCATGATCGCGCAGCCGAGGGCCATGGCGGCGCCCGGCAAGGGGAACCCATCCGGGATCGCGTCAGAGATCTTCTGCGCGACCGCTTCGACGTCAGAGGCGGGGGGAAGCGTGTCGGTCATTGCCCGAGCGCCTCCCGCGCTTGATGGAGGATCGAGGCCAACTCGGCGGCGGTCTCGTGGTCGCGGTCACCGTCGAGCGCGAGATCGTCGAGCCCGCGATCTGCCGCGGCAACCAGCATGTGCAGCTGCGGCTCGGTCAGGTCGAGGATTGCGAACCGCTGGACGGGCTCGGCGACGGGATAGCGGAGGGTGCAGGCGGTCACGGGTGGTCTCCCATCTGGAAGGTCGATGGGAAGGACATTGCTGGACGTTTCTTCCAGTGTCAACGTAAAAAATGGACGAAACGTCCATTATCCGCTACCGTTGCCCCGCGCCACTGTCGGCGCGGACATGAAAAAGCCCGGCGCGAAGACGGGCGGTTGGAGGCACGAGGACGGAAGACGAACTGATGTCCGATGGCGGTGACAACCTGCGGCTGGCGCTTCACGCCGGCGGTTCGATCAGCCTTGCTTGCCTGCTGAAGCTTATCGAGCGCGCCGCCACTGCGCCGCGTCGTCGTGTGGCTGGCATTCGTCCTGGCCGCTTGGTGAGCGGCGAGATTACCCTTGCCAAGGTCGAGGCGCGCGAATGTTGAGGGTAAGGGAGGAGGTGAAGGTTATCCAAGGCTTTGGTTGCCGCTACAGGATTACGCGGCGGACCCTCTGCCTGCTCGGCTGGCCGCTTTGGGCAGTGACGGCGCGTGAGCGCCTTCCGAGTTACAAGTAAGCGGCGGCCTCTGTATCGAGCCGCCGCCTGTCGTCACTCTTCGGGGCGGACCTCAGGTTGCACTGGCGCTGCCACCCCAGGAACGACGATCACGGTCGGAGGCTGACCGGAACCCTTCGCAGTGATGGCCTCGCTGAGTGTGGACACGAGCTGCTGCAAATTGGCATTGATCTGATCGGGCAGGGCGTCAACTTCGCTCGAGAGGGCATCGACCTTCGCTGCAAGGCTGAGTTGAATTGCCACCAGGATCGCCATCGCGCCTATCAGCACTGCCGAAACGACACCTACAGCCCACTGCTGTAACGCGATGCTGCCTTCCAGCCGGGACAGTCTGCTTTCAACCGTGGACATGGGTCCGTCTCCAGGTGGCTCACCAGCCTTATATGATTGCCCTCTATCATCTTGCAACAGAGGGGCCCCGGCCATGCGGCCGGGCTTGATCGAAAAGTCGATGATCTTGGCCATCACACATCACGCAGTAGCATCTGGATATTGAAAATCCTGGTGTGGCCACAGTTGTTGCAGATCAGCGGCACATGGGCGAGCGACTTCCCTCCGATGATCTTTGCGTCGCTGTCAGGCCCAAAGAACGTGCTTATGAGCATCGAAGTGGCGCCGTCTTCGTCGACCGGAAGGGTATATCCTTTATCGAGTTGCCCGCACGCCGCGCATGGTGTTGCGGGCAGCTTCGCCGCGAATGCGGCCTGAAGTTGCTCAAGGGAGTAGCGTGGCACCGGAACCTCACATGTTGCTAGAGGGGGTAGGTGGACTTGCTCTGCGGTTCGTTACTCGGCCCGCTCCACGGGCTCTGGCGACGAACGGTCAACGCCGGCGCCGGTCGCGTTCGACGCGCAATGGGCTCCGCCGGAGACGAGAAGGATAGGACGCAACGTTCCATTCGCTTGCATCTAACTGCCTGCACTCAAGTTGTAATTTGGCGGGTGCGACAAAAGTTGTCGCACGACGCTGTTCGCCGGTTGACCGAATCTTGGGCGGCCATCTACCGTGAACGGATTATGAACCCGCGAGGCGAGGATGAGGTTTGATGCTGGGGACAGGCTGTTGTTTTGGGTTGCGGACGCATCAGGGCTTTCCATCGACAGCCTCTACCGGTCCCGCGTCGTCAGGTTCTGCATGACCCTCGCCCGCAAAGCGTCCTCCATTCTCGAAAGGTCCCCGCGGTAGATGAAGTCCATGGTCACGCCCCACGCTTCGGCGATGGCGTGGCCATGCTCAGACTTCAGGGGCTTCGAGCCCTTCAGGACCTTCGAGTAGCTTGATGGGTCCAATCCGAACGACTGCGCGAACTCGCCCTTGTCGAGGGACAAGGCCTCACGCAGCGCCTCCAGCCTCGCGGAGACACCCTTCTGGTCCAGTCTCGGGAGCTTCTTAGGCATTGAAATCATGGGGGCATTCTCCTCCCAGATGGAAAGTTTGCCCATTGAAGTTTCTTCCATCTTGCTTTTCTGGACGTTTTGTCCAGAATGCAGGCCATGCACACCGTCAACCCGATCGAAAATCTCATAGCTTCCTGGCCGACCCGGCGGGCGCTTGCGTCCGAAATCGGCGCCAATGTGGAAGCCGTCCACAAGTGGGCGAAGGCTGGCCGCATCCCGGCCGACTGGCAGGCAGCGGTTGTCAAGGCGGCTGCCGCCCGGGGCATAGAGTTCGCTACCGCTGAGTGGATGATCAGCGTGCATGCTCGCCCGGAAGAACAGAAGGGGGCAGCGTGATGACCTACGCCGCCCCCTTCTCTCGTCATGAAATCGCTTCGTCATCGAAAACCCTTGGCCGGGTTCAAGATGGAGCAATCATGTCAGGAAAGTCTCCCGGAAAGTTTTCCGCCAAGCGGGAGGCGATGACCTATCGCGCCTTCTTCGCGGCGCGCTGGTCGCGCTTCGTGCGCGAGAACTTCGACAGTCCCGAGCACGCGGCCATGGCCTTCGGTGTCGATGGTTCGACGGCCCGCAAATGGTGGGAGGGCAGCCATTCCCCCAGCGGGTTTGTCGTGGGCCTCGCCTACCAGAACTTCCCCACAGAAGCGGCAACAACCCTACGGGCCCAGGAATGATCACGATCATGCGCAAGGTCCTCGTGGCCGAAATCATCGCAGCCACCCACCTCGGTGCGGTGGCGGACTTCTGGGCGGCTCATGCCCGGAAGCGCTTGGGAAAACTTTCCGCAGATTTGCCGCCGGAGGCCCCTTGTCACGAAGCTTTCCGGCCCCATGGCGATGCCGAGGAGACCGCCGAGTTCGACCGGCTGCTGCCGTCCGGCTGGTGGCTCCTGCCGTCCGTGATCTGCGGCACCGCCGTTTGGGCCACCATCGCCTGGGCGATCTTCGCATGAGTTTTGCCGCCGCGCCCGTGCCTGCCTTGGTCGCGGCCACTCAGCCGGGGGCGCTCGCTCCTTCTGCCCCCGGCCTTTTCCTTCTGGCGCGGTCCTCCTCCCTGGGCTGGATCGCCGCGAGCCGGGGCGCGGTGGCGCCGATCCCCCGGCAACCATTCGAGGAGAAGTCGCGATGGTGAAAGAACCGGACCCGACAGGCGGACCGCCGCAGTGGGACCGTGTCGACTGGCTGATCCTGATCGGGGGCATTCTGCTGTGTGCCGCCATCGTGGCGGGCGTGGCCTCGGTCGTAGATCCGTCGGAGGCCTGCAGATGACCATGACCCAAGAGGATCTCGACCGGCTGAGCCTGCCCGAGCTGGCCGCGCTGCGCCACGCGATCGAGGCGGCTGTGGCCGCCCGCAGGAACGCCGAAATGCTCGGCACCCCGGTTCCGGGCGTGGCCTCGGTCGTGGGCTCATCGGAGGCCGCCTGCCGATGATCGCCGCCATCCGCTCCCGGAAGAACCGCGCGCTCGTGACCTGCGACGGCTGTTCTGCCGAGCTGTCTGTCGTGGCGGATACTGACACACGGGGCCGTCTCAACGAGGACCGCCTCAACGAGGGGCAGATCAACGCAAAGCTGACCGCGAAGGGCTGGCGGGTCGCCGGCCGCAAGCATTTCTGCCCGCCCTGCGTGGCTCGGCAACGAGAGGAGAGGCCGATCATGAAATCAGAGGTTGCCGCTCCGCCGCGGATCGAGGGCAAGTCCATGGAGGCGCTGGCGCCCCTCCGGCAGCCCACTCGCGAGCAGAAGCGCGAGATCGTGGCCATGCTCGACATGGCCTATGACACCGCCGCCGGGCGCTACCGGGGCGCGGACACCGACAAGACCATCGCCGAGACCATCGGCCCGAACATCATGCCCGGCTGGGTGGCGGAGATCCGCGAGGATCTCTATGGGCCCGCGGGCGAGAACGATGAGATGCAGGCGATCCGCGAGGAGCTGGGCAAGCTCCAGCGGGACACCGAAGCGGCGGTCGCCGGCCTGGTGAAGCGGCTCGACGCGATCTGCGCCTCGGTCGGCCCGCGGGCGGGGCGTAAATGACCGCGCCCCTGCGCCCCTCGTCGCGACCCCGCATCCCGGACTGGGCCGCGCTCCGCGCTCATCCCGCCCGCGATGCGGGGCTCCTGCATTTCGGCGCCGGTCCGGCGCTGGTGGCGCGCCGCGCGAAGCTCGGCCGGCCGGTCTATCTCGCAACGCCCTACAGCCTGCGAGCCGTGGATCCGGAGGGCCGATGGTCGGCAGACATGTCGGCTGCCGCTATGGGCGATGCCGGGCGCGAGATCGTGCGGCTGCAGCAGGTGGGCGTGACGGCGATCTCGCCCGTCGCCCTCTCGGGCGTGGCGGTGCATGCCACGCTCTATCCACGGCCCATGCTCGATCCGCTCGATGCGGCACTCTGGGGCGAATGGTGCCGCCCGATCCTCGAGGCATGCTCCGCGGTCGTGGTGCCCGACATCCGCGGCTGGTCGCGCTCTCTCGGGATCTGGCACGAGGTGCGCGCGGCGCTCGCACGCCAGACCTCGGTCTTCGTCTATGCGGAGAGGCCGGAATGATCGCTCGCGGAACATGCAGGGATCCCGAGCGGCTGGAGCGCTACCGCGCCATGGCCGCTCGCGGCCTGACGGTCTCCCAAGCCGCCGAGGCTGAGGGAGTCACCATGGCCACTGCCTACGCATTTGCGCGGCGCTGGGGCGTCACCTTCAAGTTCGGCGGCCGGCAGATCCGGTTCTCCCGCGCGGCATTCGCCGCCGCATGGGCTGATCGCTCCATCTCGGTCGAGGAGATCGCGGAGCGCTTCGGGGTTGCGGGCGCCAGCTACGTCTCGACGCTCGCCCGCCAGATGGGCCTGCCCCGGAGGCGCAGCGGGCCGCCTGTGCTCTACGATGCGGCCGTGTTCCGGTCGATGTGGCTAGCGGGCGTGCGGCGCGAGGACATGGGCAGCGTGCTGAGTCTGCATTGCAATGCGGTCACGGCCGAGGCTCGCCGCCTTGGCCTGCCCATGCGCGGCAAAGGATGGCCCGGCAGCATCACGCTCGAGGCATATCGAGAGCTTCTTCTGGCGCAGGCCATGACTGCCGATGCTGCCGGCACCAGGGCGGCCATGGAACATGGAGAGATGGTGGACCGGCTCTATCATGGCAAGAAGCGCTCCCGCGGCGAAGCGAGGGCGGCATGACACCCGAAGACGCCGCCCGCGCCGCCGAGATCCGCACGCGTTGCCATCCCGCGCGGATCACCGAGATCGTCACCGAGGTTGCAGAGGCGACGGGCTGGGAGCCGCAGGAGATTACCGGCCTGCGTGTGTTCCCGGGCCTCGTCCAGGCCCGCGACCTCGCCTGTTTCATCGCGCGCCGCGAGGGCTTCTCGCTGACCCAGATCGGCAATGTCCTGCGGCGTGACCATTCCAGCATCAAGACGGCGCTGCAGCGTGAGCAGCGGCGCCGGGGAGGAAGCAATGCCCAGTGACTATGCGGAAACGGAGGTCATCGGCGACTTCTGGGAATATCCGCTCGCCTTCGGGGAGACGCTGTCAAGCCACGACTGGGTGCCGCTCTACACCAATCGGCTGCTCACGTCGCGCTTCGTCGCCCGCGCACTGGCTGAGGGACGGCGGGCCGACATCGGCACCGCGCTCATCCTGTGGGCGGAGGCGTTCCGGCAGGACCCCGCGGGCACCTTGCCCGATGACGATCTCGAACTCGCCCGGTTGGCCGGATTCGGAGCGGATCTCGACGGCTGGCGCGCGGCACGGGCGGGAGCTCTCTATGGCTGGCGCGAGACCCATATCGCGAACCAGGAGGATGCCCGAGACAATCCCCGCCTCGGCCATCCGATGATCGCGGGCATCGCGCGCGACATGTATCGCCGGAAGCGGGGCCGGGACCAGGCGCGAACCGAGGGAGCCAAGGCCATGGCCCGCACGCGGGTCAGAAGGAAGCTCATCGAGATCAACTGCACCCGCGCGGCTGACAGTGCGGACGTGGTCGCGCTCATCGCGGAATGGCTGATACAGCGCGATCTCTACATCACCTCCGACAACGTGCGCGCCGCCTTCGAGGCCACCCGAGGGGGACCCAAGGTCGTGACGTTTCAATGACTTAACAGTGTTATAACTGTTATTAACTGTTAGCCTAACAGTTAATAACTGTGATCTAACAGGCCCGGAAGTGTTATTGCCCTACAGGACAAGACAGGACCGGACCCAACAAAACAGAACCTGACAAAACACTCCTTCTGGTGGGGTGAGATGATCGGGCGGCGGCGAGCGCGGCAGGCGTGGCAGTGCTGAGAAAGGGAACGGGGCCATGAGTGGAGCGAAGGCGGAAGACCGGGCGCGGGTGAAGGCGCTGGTGGTGGATCGGCTGGACCAAGCCGGGATGGCGCGCAGGCGCGGCGTGTCCGCGGCGGTGCATGAGGCGACGATGGGGCGGATCTGCGAGCGCCTCGCCTACATGAGCGACGACAACCTCATGACGCTGGCCGAGACCCTGCTCGACAGCGCCCCGGATGGCGTCTGGCCGTCCGAGCTGGTGATCCGGGAGTTCGGGCGGGGGCTCCAGGAGCCGCCCGCGGCGGAGCGGCGGATCGTGACCAGCTGGCTCGCGTCGATCGAGGGTCCGAAGGCGGAGGCGGGCGGGCATCTGGTCGAACTCTATCGCTGGCTCCTGAAGCACCCCCGCCCGCCCATGGCGATGGATATGCGCGGGATCCGGGAGCAGGCGGCGGAGAATGCCCGGCGCTGCGAGCTGACCCGCGACCGGATCGACCGGGAGACGGCGAGCCCGGAGGATCGGGGCTGGCTCGAGCAATATCTGCGGGACCGGGATGCGGCCCGTGCGCTGGTCGATGCCGGGCGGGGGCAGAAGGGCGATGAGGGGACGGCGGCATGATCGGGCGGGCGGTGGATATGCGGCAGGCACGGATGGTGGCGCCGGCGCGGCGAGAGATGTCGATCGAACGCGCGCTCGTCTGGGCGTTCCAGACCGAGTGCGCCAGCGTCGACTTCGCGGAAGAAGCTGCGCCGGACAGCTATCGCCGGGCCGTCTCGTCGGCCTGGCTGGTGGCGCAGCGGGGCGCCATCGGGTGCCGCATCGACGGCGGCGGGCATTCCCTCCCGGCTGACGATGCCGAGATGATCGCCTCGGCCGTGGCGGCGCTGCCGCCCGAGCATGGCGGGCGCGGAATGGCGGTGAAGATCGCCGCCCTCGCGCGGGCCGGCATGCGGCCCGACTGGATGCCCGACGCGCGCCCGCGTTGCGTTCCGCGGGAGTGGCATTTGAACCCCCACGGGAGGCACGCACGCAAGGAGGTGGTAGGAGAGTTCACCATCGAGCATCGCGGGCGGAAGCTCGTGCGGAAGATCGAGGCCTGCCCCGTCACCTATGTGCCGAGTCAGGCTCAGATTGCGGCGGCTCGCCGCGAATGGCTCAGCTGGTGGGGCGCGCTGCTCCATCTCGGCCACGAGATCGGCTCGATGGGCCTTCTGGAAACCATCGCGTTGACCAAGGACATGCCGCCCATGACGCCGTGGCGCGCACAAGAGGGTTGACAGAAGTTAGCCCCGTTGACATTTTGCAGGCGGACCGAATGGCGCCCGGAGAGCAGATGCTCCCCGGGCGCTTCTCGTTCTGGCACCCTCACATCGGCAGGCAGACATGGCGCGGCTCAGGAAGATCCCGCAGCGGCTTGCCTCTGCGCCCGCACGTCTGGCATCGCTCTCAGGCGGTGACGGTCGCAGCAGAACCAAGGCTCGCCTGACGTTCTCGCCGTGGCGCGCGTGGTATAACACCGCCCGCTGGCGCGCTCTTCGGTGGGAGATCCTGACCAAGGCGAACTTCACCTGCCGCCTGTGCGGCCGGATCGAGGGGAACACATCGCAGCTGGTGGCTGACCACAAGGAGCCGCACCGGGGCGACGAGGCGCTGTTCTGGGATCGCGACAACCTGCAGTGCCTGTGCAAGCCCTGCCATGACAGCGTGAAGCAGAGTGAGGAGCGCGCGCAGCCGCAGGCGGCATCGCCTGCTCCGATGGCACGGCCCGATTGGTTCCGGCCCGTGCATGTGCCGCTCACCATCGTCGTGGGCCCGCCAGGCGCGGGCAAGTCGACGTGGGTGAGAGGGGAGGCCGGGCCCGGCGACTTGGTCATCTGCTTCGAGCAGATCACGCGACGGGTGCTGGGGATTGACCGCCTCAATGCGGAGGATGGAGATCCGCGCATCGGTGACGTGCTGCGCCAGCGGAACGCCATGCTCGGGGACCTGATGCGGGCCAGCGCCCGGGACCGGTGGCCGCGCGCATGGCTGATCCTGACCGAGCCCCGGGCCGATCACCGACAATGGTGGGCGGATCGCCTGCGCCCCGAGCGGATCGTGGTGCTGGCCACGCCGGAGGCAGAGTGCGTGCGCCGGTGCCAGGCAGATGCAGCCGCCGGAGACCGGCGAAAGGCGGGCATTGCCGCCGTCGTCGCGAGGTGGTGGGCCGACTATGCCCCCCGGCCCGGCGAGATCGTCATCGCGCCCCCTCCCCCGGGGGTGGGTGCAAAGTCCAGGGGGTGACGGAAGGAAGACCCGCGCTCCCCTCACGCGGAGATTTTTTTCTTGGACAGCGGAAAAACGACAATCGACCTTTTCGGCGACTGCGTCACGCTGCCCTCGGGGCGCCGTGGACGGCCGTCCCACCAGTGGTCCAAATCGAACGCCGACAAGGTGATCATGGGCCTGGCGCTCGGCTACAAGGCCGAGGAGATCGCGCAGGGACTGCACATCTCCCTGCCCACCTTGCGGAAGTATTATTTTTCCGAGCTGCGCGCCGCGTCGATGCAGCGGACCCGGTTCGAGCTGTGGCGGGCGAAGGTCCTCGCGGATGAGGCCAACAAGGGCAATGTCGGCGCGCTCAAGGAACTCGGGAAGATCATGGAGAAGCGGGACCGCCTGGCGGCCGAGCAGGCTCTGAAGGATCAGCCGGCCGATGCGGCCGCTGAGCCGATCGGCAAGAAGGAGGCCGCGCGCCGCGCCGCGGCAGAGAAGGCGATCTCGGACCCGGACCTGACGCCGGGCGTCTACCGGACGCACTGACATGATCCACGCCAATGACTGGTCGACCGCCTGCCCGGACTGGGCGGAGCGGCTCGCGGCAGGCCGTTCGCTGATCCCCGACCTGCCGCTCTTCCGGCCGGTCGCGGACAAGGCGCTGCGGATCTTCAAGAGCCTGCGCGTCCCGGACATGATCGGGACGCCGACGTTGGGCGAGGTCTGCGAGGAATGGATCTTCGATCTCGTGCGCGCCATCTTCGGCGCCTACGACCCGGAGACCCGCCGCCGGATGATCCGGCAGTTCTTCGTGATGATCCCGAAGAAGAACGGGAAGTCCTCGATCTCAGCCGCGATCATCGTGACGGCGGTGATCCTCAACGAGCGCCCGCTGGCGGAGGCGATCCTGATCGCCGAGACGCAGAAGATCGCGGACATCGCCTTCCGCCAGGCGGCCGGGATCATCCGGCTCGACCCGCGGCTGGACAAGGAAAAGGGCGGCATCTTCGACGTCAAGGATCACTCCAAGACGATCGTGCACATGAACACGGGCGCGGTGATCCGCATCCTCTCGGCCGATGGCGATGTCATTACCGGGTCGAAGGCGGCCTACATCCTCGTGGATGAGACCCATGTGCTCGGCCACAAATCTAAGGCGGATGCGATCTACCTTGAGCTGGAGGGCGGGCTCGCCGCCCGGCCCGAGGGCTTCCTGCTGGAGATCACGACCCAGTCGAAGGTCCAGCCGCATGGCGAGTTCAAGCGGCGGCTGAAGCTGGCCCGCGACGTGCGCGATGGCAAGGTGAGCCTGCCGATCCTGCCGGTGCTCTACGAGATGCCGGCAAAGATGCAGGCCGCCAAGGCATGGATGGACGACAGCACCTGGGGGCTGGTGAACCCGAACCTCGAGCGGTCGGTCTCGATCGACTTCCTGCGCGAGAAGTTCGTGGAGGCGCAGGAGGGCGGGGACGACAAGCTCGCGCTCTTCGCCTCGCAGCATCTCAACGTGGAGATGGGCATCGGCCTGCATTCCGACCGGTGGGTCGGGGCGGACTACTGGCTGAAGAATGCAGAGCCGGGGCTCACCTATGCGCAGCTGCTCGACCAGTGCGAGGTTGTCATCTTCGGCGGCGATGTCGGCGGCGCGGACGATCTCTTCGGCCTCACGGCCATCGGCCGGCACCGCGAGACCAAGATCTGGCTGACGCGCAGCTGGGCGTGGTGCGTCAGAGACGTGCTGAAGAACCGCAAGGAGATCGCGCCCCGGCTCGAGGAGTTGGAGAGGGCCGGAGATCTTCGGATCACCGACGGCGCGGCCGAGCATGTCGAGGAGGCGGTCGCGATCATCTGCGAGGCGCGGGACGCGGGCAGGCTTCCGGACGGCGTCTGCATCGGCCTCGATCCCTATGGCGTGGCGGCTCTCGTCGATGCGCTGGAGGCCGAGGGTTTCGATCCGTCCACGCGGATCGCGCCCATCGGGCAGGGCTACAAGCTGAACGGCGCGGTGAAGGGACTGGAGCGGCGGCTGCTCGACGGCCGCATCCGGCATGCCGGCCAGCCGATGATGACGTGGTGCGTCGGCAACGCGAAGGCCGAGCAGCGCGGGAACAATGTCTACATCACGAAGGAGGCTGCAGGTGTGGCTAAGATCGATCCCCTGATCGCCCTCTTCACGGGGGCGGTGCTGATGGACACCAATCCTCAGGCCCCGGCGAGTCTCGACGACTTCCTGTCTGATCCGGTGATGGTGATCTGATGTCCCTGATCACCCGCCTCGCCGCGCGCCTGCCGGCGCAGGTCCGCAGCGCCGCCTACGACATCGAGAAGGAACGGCGGCTGTCGCTGTCGGACGGCTCGGCATGGTCGCGGCTCTTCGGCAGGACATCCGCGGCCGGCAAGCCGGTCACGCTCGACAAGGCCATGCAGCTCTCGGCCGTCTGGGCCTGCGTCCGTCAGACCGCCATGGCCATCTCCGCCCTTCCGCTCGCCGTCTACCGCAAGGAAGGCGACGGCTCCCGCAGCTCGGTCGATGACCGGTTGGCCGAGGTCCTCTCGGTCTCGCCGAACCTCGATCAGACCGCGCTCGAGCATTGGGAGGGGCAGGTGGCGTGGCTGATGGTCAACGGCAACTGCTATTCCGAGCGGACCGACATCGGCGGGCGGCTGTCGTCGCTGCAGCCGCTGCCGGCCAACATGACCCGCCCGATCCGCAACAGCGACGGCGAGCTCTTCTACCAGATCCTCGATCGGGGGAAGAGCGAGGTGCTGCCCCGCGACAAGGTCTTCCATGTGAAGGGATTCGGCTTCGGCGGGGACATGGGGCTGTCGGCCATCAACTTCGGCGTCCAGACCATGGGCACGGCGCTGGCGGCCGACGAGAGCGCGGGCAAGCTCTTCTCGAACGGGATGCAGATCTCGGGGGTGCTGAAGGCAGGGCAGACGCTGACCGCCGAGCAGCGTCAGCAGATGCGGACGATGCTGGAGGCCTACCGCAGCTCGGACAATGCCTGGAAGGTGATGGTGCTCGAAGCCGGCATGAGCTTCGAGGCGCTGACGCTGAACCCCGAAGATGCCCAGATGCTGGAGACCCGGCGCTTTCAGGTCGAGGACATCTGCCGCTGGTTCGGGGTGCCGCCGATCGTGATCGGCCACGCGGGCGAGGGCCAGACGATGTGGGGCTCGGGCGTCGAGCAGATCCTGATCGCCTGGATGGAGCTCGGGCTGAACCCGGTGCTGCGGCGCATCGAGAAGCGGATCCAGAAGGATCTGGTGCCCCGAGGTGAGCGGCTCTCGCGCTACGCCGAGTTCAATCGAGAAGGTATCCTCCAGATGGACAGCAAGGCCAAGTCCGAATTCCTGACCAAGCTCGTCTCCAACGGGATCATGTCCCGCAACGAGGCCCGCGAGAAACTGAACCTTTCGCCGGTCGCCGGCGGCGACGAGCTGACGGCTCAGACCGCGATGGCGCCGCTATCCGATCTCGGCCAGAAGGAGAATCAGGCATGAGCATGCGCGACCTGCCGAAGGCCGAAGTCTCGGCCAAGCCCGGCATCCGGAGCGATGTGAACGTGAAGGCGCTGCAGCGCTGGAACCCCGATGTTCGATCGGCCGCCGAAGAGGGCGATGCCAGCATCTCGATCCTCGAGGTGATCGGGCAGGACTTCTGGGGCGACGGTGTCACGGCCAAGCGGATCAGCGGGGCGCTCCGCGCGATCGGCGACCGGGATGTGGTGGTCAACATCAACAGCCCGGGCGGGGACTTCTTCGAAGGCCTCGCGATCTACAACGCGCTGCGCGAGCATCCCGCGAAGGTGACGGTCCGGGTGCTCGGTGTCGCCGCCTCGGCCGCCAGCGTCATCGCCATGGCGGGCGACGAGATCCGCATCGCCCGGGCGGGCTTCCTGATGATCCACAACACCTGGGTGCTCGCGGCCGGTGACCGACATGCGCTGACAGAGGTGGCGCAGTGGCTCGAGCCCTTCGATGCCGTCTCGGCCGACATCTATGCGGCGCGCAGCGGGATCGACGCAAAGAAGATCGCGGCCATGCTCGACCGGGAAACGTGGATCTCGGGCGGCCAGGCGGTGGAGCAGGGCTTCGCGGACGGGCTGCTGTCGGCGGACGAGCTGGACCTGTCCGATGCCGACGAAGGGCGGGCCTCCGCCCGCGCCGAAAGGAAATTCGACGTCCTCGCCAGCAAGGCGGGGGTCTCACGCTCTGAGGCGCGCGAGCTGCTCGCCGCCCTGAAGGGGAGCAAGCCGGGCGCTGCTCCTGCCAGCATGCATGACGCTGCGGTCGCTGCGGAGGTGCGGAACCTCCTGAACTTCGCGAAAACCATCTGATCGGAGATCACCATGAAACATCTGAACATGCCGCTGGTGGCGTCCGCGCTCCTCGCGGCGACCCAGCCCCATGCCGTGCTCTGTGCCCCCCGGGCAGAGGGTGGCGCGGGCAACCTCGAAGCCCTGCTGAAGGAGGTCAAGCAGGAGCTCGACCGCATCGGCAATGACGTCCGCAAGACGGCCGACACCGCCTTCCAGGAGGCGAAGAACGCGGGCAAGCTCTCGGACGAGACCAAGGTCAAGGCCGACAGCCTGCTGACCGCGCAGAACGCCCTGCAGGATTCGGTCGCCAAGCTGCAGCAGCGGCTGGAGGACATGGACGCGCGCAACCTCGACATCGAGCAGCGCATGTCCGGTCGCCGGGGCGGGGGCACCGCGCGCCAGACCCTCGGGCAGGCGATCTCGATGGACGCCCAGGTCAAGGCCTTCAACGGCAAGGGCACCATCACTCTCATCGTGCAGAATGCGATCACCTCGGGTTCGGCCTCGGCCGGCCCGCTGATCGCGCCCCAGCGCGAGACCGAGATCGTGGGTCTCCCGCGCCGGCAGGTGTTCGTCCGCGATCTTCTGAGCCGGTCCACCACCACCTCGAACCTCGTGCAGTATGCCCGCATGAAGGCCCGCACCAATGCCGCCGGCGTCGTGGCGGAAGGCGCGCTGAAGCCGGAGAGCGGGCTGGAGTATGAAGCCGCTGACGCTCCGGTCCGCACCATCGCGCACTGGATCCCGGTCTCGCGGCAGGCGCTGGAAGATGCCGACCAGCTGCAGGGCGAGATCGACGGCGAGCTTCGCTACGGTCTCGACCTGACCGAGGAGGCGGAGATCCTCTCGGGCGACGGCGAGGGTCAGCACCTGTCGGGCCTGATCACCAACGCCAGCGCCTATTCCGGCGTCTATGAGCCTGCCGGTGCCACGGCGATCGACAAGCTGCGCTTCGCGCTGCTGGAGGCGAGCCTCGCTCTCTATCCGGCGGACGGGATGGTGCTCAACGAGATCGACTGGGCGCTGATCGAGACGGCCAAGGATTCCGAGAACCGCTACATCTTCGCGAACCCGCTACAGCTGGCCGGTCCCGTGCTCTGGGGCCGCCCCGTCGTGCCGACCACCGAGATCGACGAGGACAAGTTCCTCGTGGGGGCCTTCCGCGCGGCCGCCACGATCTACGACCGCATGGACACCGAGGTGCTGATCTCGTCCGAGGATCGGGACAACTTCGTGAAGAACATGCTGACCGTGCGGGCCGAGAAGCGGCTGGCGCTGGCCATCAAGCGTGCGGCCGCGCTGATCTACGGCGACTTCGGCCGCGTCGCCTGATCGCGGCGCAGGTGACCGGGGCGGGCCTTCGGGCCCGCCTCGCAGTTCCAATCCCCTTTGGAGAGAGACCATGTCGGAGATGACGGTCACGCCGCTGCGCATGCAGGTCGGCGATTACGGGCGTGCGCGTGCGCATGTGCCGATCAAGGTGGATGCCGACCTCGGCGCCCGCCTCGTGAAGGGCGGCAACTTTGTGGAGGGCTTGTCCGATGTCGCGAAGAAACGCGCCGCCGGCATCAAGGCCCGGCTCGATGCCGAGACCGCAGCGGCGCGTGAGGCCGAGGGCGCGCGCCAGAAGGCCGAGAAGGAGCCGAAAGCCAAGGCCGAGCAGCAGCGCCAAGCCGATGCCGCAAAGGCGGCCAGCGGTGAGGGGGGCGGCTCCGAATGATCACCGATCTGGCCATTCTGAAGGAGCATCTTCGGGCCAGTGCCGAGATCCAGAATGGCCTGATCGTCCTCTATGCCGAGGCGGTGGAGGAGCGGCTGACGGCATTCCTGGATCGCCCCGTCTACGCCGACGCTGCGCTGATCCCGGCGCCGGGTGACCCCGACCATGATCCGCTTGCCATTGTTGCGCCGCGCGCCTTCCACGTCGCGGTGATGCTGCTGGTCGGCATGATCTATGACGGCGAGTGGACGCAAGCCGCCCCAGACCTGCCGGGGCCGGTGCGGAGCCTGATGGAGCCCTATCGCGCGTGGCGGGATCTGCCGGAGCAGGAGGAACCATGAAGGCCGAGAAGCTCGACCGCAGGATCCAGTTCCGCCGGGCTGCCTTGGTGGACGATGGCTTCGCCGAGGTCGAAACCTGGTCCGATCATGGATCGCCAGTCTGGGCCGCCCGCGCGGATCTCAGCGACGGCGAGCGCTGGCGCGCGGCCGAGGTCGCGGCCGGCGTGACAACTCGCTTCACGGTGCGGTGGTCAGCCTTCGCGGCGGCCATCACCCCGAAGGATCGTCTCGTCTGCGACGGTCGGGAGTTCGACATCACCGGCATCAAGGAGCCGCCGGGGACCCGGCGGCAGTGGATCGAGATCACGGCAGCGGCGAGGATCGACTGATGCGGGTCAAGGTCGAGGGGCTGAAGGAGCTCGAGGCGCAGCTGACGCGCCTGAGCAAGGGGGCCGCTCGGGGCGCCCTGCGCCGTGCCGGCGTGAAGTCCCTGCAGCCGATGGCGGAGATCGCCCGCGGCCTCGCCCCGAAAGACACAGGCGATCTGGCGAACAGCATCGCCGTCGCGGCGAAGGCCGTGGGCGGCGGCGCCGAGATCGGGAAGGCGGAGTTCGGAGCCGTGATGCGCGCTGGCGGCTCTGTGGGAGAGGCCCGGGCCGCCCTGCGCGATGCGCGCCGGGCGGCAACCGACGCGGGCAACCTCAGCGCGGTCGAGCTCTACATGGGCCCCGCCAAGGCGAAGTCGAAGCAAGCGGCCATCAAGGCGGTGGTGCAGGAGTTCGGCTCCGTCAAGCAGGCGCCCCAGCCCTATATGCGGCCCGCATGGGATCAGGATCGAGAGGCCCTGCTCGGGCGGCTCAAGGTCGAGATCTGGGCCGAGATCCGGAAGGCCATCGTCCGCGCCGAGAAGCGCGCGGCCCGGGCCGCAGCGAAAGGAATCGCGAAGTGACCGACGAGAAGAAACACCCCGACGAGGTTGTGAAGATGCTCTCCGACCTGGCGGCGCAGCACGGCTATGGGCTGATGGCGGCCGAGCTGACTGGCGATCAGCCGGTCGGCCTGAGCCTGCCGCGCTACATCTACAACATGGAGTGACGGGCATGGCGACGGTCACCATTTCCATGAAGAGCCCGAAATGGCGCATCCGCGCCTGCATCATGGCAGCCTGGTTGCTGTCGCCCTTCATCCGATCGGAGGCCATGGGCGATCGCGTCGGTGCGGCGATGGTCGGATGGATCAAGCGCGGCGTCCGGCTCCACGCCGGCAACCTGCGCATCGGCTGACATGGAAGAAGCTCTCCGCGCGCTCCTGCTGGCATCCGGCGGGGTGACGGCGCTTGCCGCAAAGAGGGTCAACTTCGGCTCGCACCCGCAGGGCGACCCGCTGCCCGCGCTCGTGCTCAACACCATCAGCGACCGTGAGGGGCTGACTGTCAGCGGGCCTGACGGGGTGCAGCAGGCCCGCGTCCAGATCGACTGCTACGCCGAGAGCTACGGCGCAGCGAAACAGCTTTCCCGCGCCGTGCGCGCCGTGCTCCACGGTCACAGCGGTGGCGGATTCCAAGGTGTCTTCCTCGACGGCGCGCGCGACCTCCGCGAGCCGGGCGACGACACGGGGCGGCCCTATCGGGTCTCGCTCGACTTCCTCACCATCTACTCAGCATAGGAGGGCCACATGGCCTCGAAACAGATCATCGCCTACGGGGCCTTGGTGGAGCGCTCCACCGATGGAACCACCGGCTGGACCGTGATCCCGGAAGCCAAGGGCATCGCCGTGCCTGTCGTCGAGCAGGACTATCAGGACGTGACCTCGCTCGACAGCGAGGGCGGCTATCGCGATTACATCAAGGGGCTGAAGGACATCGGCCAGATCACCATCCCGATGGGCTACACCTCGGCGGGCTACGCCGCCATGATCGCCGATCAGGAGGCCCCGAACCCCATCCACTATCGCGTGACCATGAAGGCGGCGCCCGATCAGTCCACGGGCGACGTGTTCGAGTTCCGCGGCTTCCCGGTGCCGCAGATCGAGGCGGGCGATCTCGGAACCCCGGTCGGCATCAACCTCAACATTCGCGGCACCGGTGCCCCGACCTGGACTGCGGGGACGGCGGCATGAACCTGATGCGCGGTGCGGTTGCCTTCGAGGCGGAGGGGCGCGAGCGCTTCATCCGGCTGACCACCAATGCCCAGGTCCGCTATCAGGAGCGGGCCGGGGAAACTCTCGTGGATGCCATCGTGGCGATGCAGGGCGAGGCGTCGCATGGCGACATGCTGCGGCTCCGGCGGCTGATCTGGGCCGGAATGGGCCACGAGGGGCTGAGCGAGGATGCGGCGGGCGACCTGATCGACGAGATCGGGCTGGCCGAGGCCTCGCGGCTTCTGGGCGAGGCGATCCGCGCCGCCTTCCCCGAGGCGGCCAAGGCCGAGGCGGAGGCTGAGACTGGATCCGGGGACGCGGGGGGAAACGCCCCGGCGCCGGCAAAGCCCAAGGCGAAGCCGGCCGCGGCCTGATCGAGGACCTTCTTGCCCGGTGGCTCGCCGCCGGGCAGGAATACGAGCTGTTCTGGCGGCTCACGCCTCGCGAGCTGATCTCGATCCTCGAGGGGGACTACAAGCGGCGCCGGCGCGAGATCGAGGACAGGCGCGTGCTCCAGCACGAGCTCGCAACCCTCGTGGGCTTCGCGTTCCACCAGCCAAGCAAGATGCCGGACTACAAGCCGCCGGCAGAGGCAAGCGCGCCGCCGCCTCGGAAGGCGGAGGCCGGCTGGGATGCGGATCACGAGCGGGTGCGCGGGTTGCTCATTGGGATGGCACTGAGTGCAGGTTCCGGACATCGAAGATAATCAGCTTGATGTCGCCGCCATCCACCCGGATTTCCGCGGAGATGTCGGCGTGGCAATTCGTCAAGATGCCGTCGCAGCCTTTGGTGGCTGCGAGCGACTTTCTGTCCAGCGCCAGCTCGATCTTGTAGAAGCCGCCATCGTCTTCCCGAAACATCGGAAACCGATCGTGCATTCCGGCAGTCATGATTTCGCCGGAGGCGACGATCTCAAGTCCATCAATTGCGGCGGTGGCAGCCGAGATGCCGGCCTTCGTTTCAGCCGACAGCGCCGTTCCAGCGGCAATTAGAGCAGCCGTGAGCAAAAGCTTATTCATTTGCACTCCATCAGCCCGAGCCGAAAATCGGCTCCGGCTCATATAGCCATGGTCGAGGTCTCATGTCAGGAGCGGTAATCGGCGCACTCAGGGTCAACCTGGGTCTAGATAGCGCGCAGTTTCAGCAGGGCTTGAAGAACGCGCAATCGTCGCTCGGGGCGGCGGCGAAGGCCTTCGGCGCGCTGTCGGCCATTGGCGCCACGGTCGGCGCCGCCATGACGGGCATCGTCGTGCCGACCGCGCGGGCCGCGAACGAGATCTCGCGGCTGGCGCAGGTCGCCAACACCACGCCCCAGACGCTGCAGCGCTGGTCGGCTGCGTCGAAGAGCGTGGGCATCGAGCAGGAGAAGCTGGCGGACATCCTGAAGGATGTGAACGACAAGGTGGGCGACTTCCTCTCGACCGGCGGCGGCGAGATGAAGGACTTCTTCGAGAAGATCGCGCCGAAGGTAGGCGTCACGGCGAAGGAGTTCCGCAACCTCTCCGGGCCACAGGCGCTGCAGCTCTATGTCTCGAGCCTCGAGAAGGCCGGCGTCTCGCAGGCGCAGATGACCTTCTACATGGAGGCCATCGCGAACGACGCGACACTGTTGCTCCCCCTTCTGCGCAACAACGGCGCCGAGATGGAGCGGCTCGGGGACCAGGCGGCCGACCTCGGCGCGATCCTCAGCGATGAGGCAGTGGCCTCGCTGCGCGATGCCCACCTTGCACTCGGGCAGATGGCCACGGCCGTCTCGGCCGCCCGCGACCGGATCGCGGCCGAGCTCGCCCCAGCGGTCGAGGCCATGGCGGTCGCGTTCACCGATTCCATGCGCGAGGGCGGGCTGCTGCGCGGCGTGATCGACGGGATCGGTGCGGTCGCGGGCGCGGTGGCCGACAACATCGATCGGCTGGCGGTCTATACCGCGACGGCTGCGGCGGCGCTCGCCGTTTCCATGACGCCGGCCCTCATCGCCGCCACGCGCGCGGCCTGGGCCTTCGTCGCTGGCCTCGTCGCCACCCGCGCGGCCCTGATCCGCACCGGCCTCGGCATCGCCGTGGTGGCCGTAGGAGAGCTCGCCTATCAGCTTCTCGAGCTGACACGGAAGCTCGGCGGTGTGGGCAATGCGTTCAAGGCACTGAAGGATGTTGCTGTGGAGGTGTGGAAGCGTATCGCACTGGCCGCCAACGTCATTCCTCTGGCGGTTCAATCTGTCTCCGACAGCGCGACTGCGTCGTGGCTCAGGATGCTCAATGTGCTCCGATCCAATTGGGCAGATTTCCTGAGCTGGATGGCTGGATCCATGCGGACCATTGGAGCCAATGAGATTGCCTCCAACCTTGATAATTCGGCATCTGCTGCCGTTGCCGCATCGAAAGCCATGGGGGAGTTGGCCGACAATTATGCGGGGGCTGCTGCGCAGGGCCGTGAGCACGCTCAGGCTATCTTGGGCGCGGCAATGGCTCCCCTTGCGTCCCTCGATGCCCTCAACGGCGTTGTGGAAGAGGCGAACTCCGAAATGGGCGACCTCTCCGAATCCACGCGTGACGCCGCCGGGGGCACCGGTGATCTTGGAAGCGCCGCGGGCGGAGCCAAGAGAAAGCTCTCCGATCTGGTCAATGCCGCGAAGGAGTGGAAGGAGCGGCTGAAGACGCCGGTTCAGAAATACCGCGAGGAGATCGCGAAGCTCGGAGAGCTGCTGAAGAAAGGACTGCTGTCGACTGATGAGTATCAGCGCGCCGTCGGCGAATTGAACAAGGATCTCGGCGACGGCATCCCGCTCATCAATGACGTGGCCACGGCCTGGGGCGACTTCGTCGCCGGCGGGTTCCGGGACTTCAAGGGCTTCGTGAGCAACGTGCTCGGCAGCTTCAAGGGCATGCTGGCCGAGATGATCGCCACGGCGGCGCGCAACCGGATCGTCATCGGGATGGGGCTTGGCGGCGGTGGCGTTGCCGGCACCGCCGCCGCGGCGGGCGTGCCGGGCATGGGCGGGGGCGGCCTAGGGATGCTGGGCAGCCTCTTCGGCGGTGGCGGCGGTGGCGGGTTCCTGGGCGGCATCGGCAATGCCTTCAGCGCCTTCGGCAGCGGCGCTCTGGGCTCGCTCGGCAACTTCTTCTCGGGCGGTCTCTCCGGGGGCTTTGCCTATATCGGCCAGTCGCTCAGCATGGCGTCCGGAAGCCTCGTGGGACTGGCGCAGGCAGCGGGCGCGATCCTCGGCCCCATCGCCGCCGTGGCGGCGGCCGTCTCCTTCTTCGGCACAAAGACGAAGCTCCTCGACGCCGGGCTGCGCGTCACCGTGCGCGAGCTGAACGCGATGGTCGAAACCTACAAGAAGGTGGAGAAGTCCCGGTTCGGCGGGCTGTCGAAGTCGCGGAGCACGAGCTACGGCCTCGCGGATGGCGAGGTGGCCAGCCCCATCGTCAAGGCCGTGGGCCAGATGCAGGCCTCGGTCATGGATGTGGCGGATACGCTGGGCATCGGCGCCGAGGCGTTCAAGGGCTTTGCGGCCTCCGTGAAGTTCTCGACCAAGGGCCTCTCCGACGACGAGATCGGGGCGAAGCTGCAGGAGAAGCTCACCGAGCTCGGTGACAACTTCGCCGCCCGTGCCTTCGGCTATGTCGGGAAGAACGACCAGGCGATCCGGGATCTCGAGAAGCGGATCGCCGAGGGCACCTCCGATGCGGTGGTGAGCGGCCTCAAGGGATCCATCGGCGACCGGCTGCTCTCGGCCTTCTTCGGCCGGAAGCAGCAGGGCGACCTGGCCGAGCTGATCGCGGGCAACAGCCTCGTCTCGACCCGCCCCGAGCTGGCGGCGCTGGTGAAGGAGGGCGAGAGCTTCGTCGAGGCGCTGCAGCGGCTGAGCGCGGCCATGTCCGGGGTCAACGGCGTCATGGACACGCTGGGGCACAGCTTCCGGGCGGTGGACATGGTGACCGCCGGCATGGCCTCGGATCTGGCGGCGCTCTTCGGCGGGCTCGAGGGAATGGTCTCCGCCACCAGCTCCTATTACCAGGCCTTTTACAGCGAGGCCGAGCGGATGGAGACCGCGACGCGGCAGGCGACCGAGGCGCTGGCCAAGTACGGCATCGCGCTGCCAGAAAGCCGGGACGAGTATCGGCGGCTGATCGAAAGCCTCAACCTGTCCAGCTCCTCCGGCCGCGAGCTCTACGCCGTGCTCATGCAGATGGCCGGCGTGATGGATCAGATCCTGCCGAGCGTGGCCAGCCTCTCGGCCGGGCTGGCAGGGCTCGTGGGCACGATCACCACCGATCTCGACGGCATGATCGCCGAGGCCGGGAAGGCCCAGAGTGCTGCGGCCGCGGCTGCGAAGGGCTGGTATCAGGTCACGCTGTCTCTGCGCGATTACATCGGCGACCTACGCTCGGCGGCCTCCGAGCTGATCTCGCCCGCGGTGGCGGCCGCGCAATCTCAGGCGCGCTACCAGACGATGCTCGCAGGCGCGATGGCGGGGGATCAGGACGCGGCCAAAGCCGTCTCCGGCGCGGCCTCGGCCTACATCGAGGCGGTGCGCGGGCAGGCCCGGTCGGCGGTGGATGTGGCCCGCGCGCAGGCGCGGGTGCTCTCGGACCTGCAGCTCCTGCAGGGCGTGACCGGGCTCGAGGGGGCGAAGGAGGATGTGCTGGCCAGCCTCTATCAGGAGCAGGTCGATCTCCTGACCGAGGTGCGGGACTATCTGACCGGTGGCGAGGCGCTGAAGCCCGAGCAGATCACGGCGTTGAACGCGCAGCTTGGGAGCCTCGAAGGCGCCATCGCGGCGGCGAAGGAGATCAGCTACGCCGCCCTCCGCGAGCGGATCGATGTGACCGTGGGGCTGCTGGCGACGGCGGACATCCCGGCCGATCTGCGCCGCATCCTCAAGAGCGCGACGAGCGGGGTCGAGGTCTCGCTCGACGTGGTGCTGCGCCGGATGGACCTGTCGCCCGATCTCGTCTGGATCGCGGCCAATGCGGCCTCCGAGCACATCGCGAGCGTTCGTTACATCGCCAAGGCCACCGATTTGCCGATGGATCTGCGGACGCTCGCGGCGACGAAGACGGCCAGCATCGCGCGCACGCTCGACATGATCGTGGGCAAGACCCTGCCAGCGGACGTGATGCGGCTCGCGCTGGCCGCCAATTCCGAGCTGGTGCGGAGCGTGCGGGCGGTGCTCGGCAGCGGCTCCGACGCGGGGGCGATCCGCCTCGCGCTCGGCAATATCGGCAGCTACGACGTAGCGGTGCGCGCGGCGCTGAACGCCAGCAACGAGGTGCGCCGGATCGTGTTTGGCGAGGCGGGCACCTATACCGCCTCGATCCTCGCGGCCCTCACGGCGGCCGATCTGACCGAGGCGCAGCGGCGCATCCTCCTGCGGCAGCAGGGCGACTACATCGCGAGCATTAGGGGCGTGATCGACGCGGCGACCGGCCCGCGCGTCAAGGCGCTGCTGTTGGAGGCCAATACGGCCGCCATGCGCGCGGTGACCATCCTCGCGGCCTTCGGCGGGACGTTGACGCCGGAGCAGCGTGAGGCGCTGCGCGCCACCGGCTACGCTGCCACGCGCACCGTTCGGGCAGCGATTGCCCTCGGCACTCTCGACGGCGACCAGATCCGACTGCTGCGGGCGACGACGAGCACGATCACCCGCCGCATCAATGGCGTGGTCGAAACGGGCACGCTCACGCCGCAGCAGTCGGCGCTCCTGGCCGCGATCAATGGGGCCACGGCAGGCAAGATCACGCTCGGCGGGAGCTTCGCGTTCGACCCGTCCAAGGGCTTCTCGACCTGGTTCGAGACCACCACCCGCACCACGCTCACCGCCCCCATGGGCGCCCTGCGCACCGCGCTCGGCGATCTGGCGGCCGCCGTGCGGGCAGAAACGGCCGCCGCGACGAAGAGGGGGCAGGGGGCGGCGCTGTCCGCCTATGCCGGGGGCCTTGCGACCAATGCGGCCGGGGACATCCTCGCCACGGATGCCCAGATCGGCGCCATGGCCCGGAAGGCGGGCATCGACACGACCGGGAAGACCACGGCCCAGATCATGCGGGCCATCGAGGGCTTCTCGCCGCTCGACGGGATCGAGACGATCCGCCGGCTGCCGGGAAGTTTGAAGGACTATCTCTGGGGCCTCTTCCAGCAGCGGAAGGGCCGGATCCCGCTCGATACCGCCGATTATCTGCGGCTCTATCCGGACGTGGCCGCGGACGAATATGGCTACGATCCGACCATCCATTACCGCAACCACGGCCGCGAGGCGATCCTCGCGGGACTGCGGCCGTTCAAGCCCGAGGTGTTCGACTGGTCGGCCCTCGGCCTCGACATCCCCGGCTTCGCCGCGGGCGGCCTGCATGCAGGCGGCCTGCGCCTCGTGGGCGAACTCGGCCCCGAGCTGGAGGTCACCGGCCCAAGCCGGATCTACAGCGCCTCACAGACGCGCGACATGCTGGGCCAGCGCGACACCGTGGCCGAGCTGCGGGCCATGCGCGAGGAGCTGGCCCGGATGCGGAGCGAGAACACCCAGCTCGCGCTGCGCATCGAGGCCAACACCTACACAAGCGCCAGCATTGCCCGCCGCAAAGAGCGGCGCACCCTCTCGGAGGCCTGACCGCCATGAAGATGATTGCGCCCATCACCGTGACGGATGCGGTGATGGCCTCCTCGAACGTGCCCGAGACCGACTGTCCTGCATGGGCCGCGGGCACGACCTATGCGCTCGGCGCACGGGTGATCCTGACCGCGACCCACGCGATCTATGAGAGCGTGCAGGCGGGCAATACGGGCCACAACCCTGCGACGGACACCACCTCGACCTGGTGGATCAGGGTCGGCAGCACGAACCGCTGGCGGGCCTTCGACAACCGCACCGGCCAGAAGACGACCCGGAGCGGGACAATCGACTACCAGCTCACGCTGCCGAGCATCTGCACGGCCGTGGCGCTCGTCGGCCTATCTGCGGGTTCGGTTCGGGTCCGGATATCGGATGCGGGCGGCACGCTGATCTTCGATCAGACGCGCCAGCTCGTGGACCGGACGGACGTCGCGAGCTTCTTCAGCTACTTCACCTATGCGCCGGTCTACTCAGAGCGCGCCGTCTTCGAAGGCCTGCCCGGCTATGTGGGCTACACGCTGCGAGTCACCATCAACGCGGGCGTGGGCACGGCCGAGGTGGGCGAGATCGTCGCGGGCAAGATGTTCGAGTTTGGCACGACGCTGGTCGATACCGAGATCAGCTTCGAGGACATGTCCGTGCGCGAGCGCGACGACTTCGGGTCGGTCTTCATCGTCCAGCGCGATGCCTACGACACGATCACCTTCCGCTTTGCCATACCGGCCGGCGGTGAGGAACGGGTGCGGCGGGCTGTTCGGGACACGCGCGCTAGGCCCGCGTTCTTCTACGCGGACGTCGAACTCGTGGGCCGCGGTCTGGCGGTCTACGGCCTCGCCAAGCCGCTGCGCATCCCCCTGCAATCCGCGGGCACGTCCATCGCCACTCTCGAGACTGAGGAGTTGTCCTGATGCCATTGACCTTGCCTGCCGCACCCACGCCGCCGACGCTGACCAATCCCGCCACATTCGAGGCGGACTGCTCCGCCTTCCTCGCCTGGATGGCGGCCATCGCTGCCGCCATGACGGGAAAGGCCCTGCTGACCGCCGACATCGTTGGCACGGTAAGCCAGTCCGGCGGCGTGCCGACCGGTGCGATCATGGAGCGTGGGAGTAACGCCAATGGACGGTATGTGCGGTTTACCGACGGCACTCAGATCTGCACGGCCACTGTTTCGGTCGAGAACATCACCACCGCCGCCGGGAATATATTCACGAACGCTTCGGACGTGACATGGACCTACCCCGCGGCCTTCTCCTCGGTCACCGACCTGAGCACGTTCTCGAGTGTCAGGGTGAACGGCCCGCAATGGAGCAGGTCTCGTGCCACCGGCGTGAGTACGGCCGGCATTCGCATGTTCAGCCCGACTTCAGCGGGAGGGTCGTTTTTTGTGGAAGTGGCTGCCATCGGCCGCTGGTTCTGAGGATCATCGCATGCACATCACATTCACCCCCCAGCGTCGGGCCGACCAGCTCACCCTCGCCCGTGCGGGCGACACCCTGACCCTCAACGGTGAGACGCTGGACTTGTCCGGCATCCCGGATGGCGCGACCCTGCCGCGCGAGGCCGTGGGCTCCGACTGGCTCGCCTCCGACATCGAGCGGATCGACGGCGGGCTCCATCTCACGCTCATCCTGCCGCACGGCCCGGACGCCGGCGCCGCGACCCTCTTCCCCGACCCGGTCAATGCCGATGCCGACGGGCCGATTTCCGTCCCGGCGTGGGGACCCGAACCCGCAACCGAGGAGGCCTGAGCCATGGCCATTCCGATCGATCTGAGCCGCCTTCGGACGGCAGAGGCCAAGGCGGCCGAGGCGCAGCGTGACCTGATCCCGGCCGAGGTCAGCCTGCTGCAGGCCATGATCGTGGTCGGCGAGGAGAAGTGGGCCGAGGCGATGGCCATCGCGGAGGACGCCTCCTATCCGTGGGCAATGCGGGCCGCCCTCCGCGGCGCGACGATGCTCGTCCGGGATTCGGAGACGATGGACACGCTGGCCTTCCTGCTCGGCTTCTCTCCGGAGGACACTGATCGGCTCTTCATCGAAGCCGCGAAGGTGACACTGTGAACCTGCTCGAGCCCGACGCGCAGCCCCATCAGCCATATGCATGGCTGACGAACCAGGCCGCACACTCCGCAGTCGTCGGTCTTCCGCTGGGCCTTCTGGCGCTTGGTCTGAGCATCCCTCCAGAAGCCGTGCCGCCAGCCGTCGCGCTGATCTATCTGATCGTCTGGGAGCGGCTGATCCAGCGCGGGCCCGACCTGCGCGACAGCCTGACCGACACGGCCCACGTCGCGGCGGGCGCGACCCTCATCACCGCCGCCCTCAACTGGGGCTACTGGCCGACCGTGGGCGTGCTCGCGGTCTGGGCGACCATGCTCGCTGCCGGGATCTGGCGCCGCACTTGATCGAAACCCTTCAGGGAGGACTGACCTTGATCGTCGTCCGAAGAATTTGGGAAGGGACGCGCAGCCATTTCCCGATCCGCGCCACCGAGTGGATCATGGCCGTGCCGCTGCTCGGCATAGGCTATGCGCTCTATCTCGACGATGAGCTCTTCTCGCGCACCCCGTCCTTCTCGACGCTGGCGGAATATGGCGACGAGACAAGCTGGTGCATCGTCATCATGGCCTGCGCCATCTGCCGACTGCTCGCGCTGCTGATCAACGGGACATTCCACGGCTTCACTCACTCGCCGCTGATCCGTCTCGCAGCGTCTTTGACCGCCATGTCCTTCTGGAGCCTTTTCACCATAGGGATCGCGACGGCCTACCTTACCCACCAAGGCGCTCCGACTGGCGTCATCGCCTACGGAACCTTCATGGTCCTGGAGCTGCGGAATATCTACCTGAGCCGGCAGGACATGGTCCTCTCGAAGGGCCGGTGAAGCATGCTCGGTCTGGGGGCTGAGGAGATCGCCACGGTCATCGTGGGGATTGCGACAGCGCTGACCGTTCTGCTCGGCGGGCGGAAGGCGAAGCAGGCACGGCAGAGGGTGGAAACCAGCGACGACATGGTCGAGGTGGCGGGCGCGCTGATCAACGGCGACGACGCCCGGGCGCTGTCGAAGGAGTTTCGCGCAAATATCGAGGAGAAGGTGCTTCTGCGCGGCGAGATCGTGAAGCTGCGGCGGGCGGTCGATGCAAACACCGAGGCTTGCGAGGATGTGCGCAAGGCCGCTGGCGAGGTAACCGACCAGATGAAGGAGCTCTGGGTCGAGATGGTCCGGTCGGGGCGAAAGTAGGCCCCTCATGATGAAGATCTGACACCGCCCCGCCTCGTGCGGGGCTTTTTCATATCAGGAGATGCACATGGATGTGCGCGAAATCCAACGGCTGCTCTCGGCCGCGGGACTCTACCGGGGCGCCATCGACGGCGATGCGGGCCCGCAGACCATGGCCGCGGTGGCCGCTATCCTCGGCCAGCACGATACGGTGCCCTGGCGGCCGTGGCCGAAGGACCGCCGCCTGATCGCCGCCGGGCAGGCCGTGCTCGCGGCGCTCGGGCATGAGCCCGGCAGGATCGACGGGCTCCTCGGGCCGAACACCCGGGAGGCGCTGACCGCCTGGGCCTCGGGCCGGGCGAAAGCGGCGGTCGACCGGGTGCCCTTGCCGGGCCATGCCGTGGCCGATGCGCAGGGGGCCTATCCGCGGCAAGAGTCCGTGGCGAACTTCTACGGTGTGGCGGGCGGGCCCGACTGCACCGCCGGCGTGGTCGAGCTGCCGATCCCGTTCCGGCTGGCGTGGGATCTGGGCACCGTGGTCACCAGCTTCCGCTGCCACAGGCTGGTGGTCGCGCCCATGACGCGGATCTTCCGCGAGGCGGTCGCCCACTATGGCTCGGCCGACTTCGAGCGGCTGCGGCTCAACCTCTTCGGCGGGTGCTTCAATCACCGCACCATGCGCGGTGGCTCGAGCCTCTCGATGCACGCCTGGGGGATCGCCGTCGATCTCGATCCCGAGCGCAACCAGCTGCGCTGGGGCAGCGACCGGGCGACCTTCGCCGCGCCCGCCTACGAGCCCTTCTGGAACATCGTCGAAGCCGCCGGGGCAACCAGTCTCGGCCGCGCCTGTAACCGCGACTGGATGCACTTCCAGTTCGCCCGTCTCTGAAGGAGAGAATCCGTGTCCCCGATCATCGTCCTCGCGCCCCCGGCGCCCCTCGTGCTCATGCTCGCCCTCTGCGCGCTGGCCTTCATCCTGCTGGTCGGCTTGCCGCTGCTGGCCGCTCTGGCGCGCATCGCGGTCTCGGTCGCGATCATCGCCACCTTCGCCATGCCTGCCGCTGCCGCGACCGGCAGCGACCTTCTGACCACGCTGACGCCCGGCCTCCTCGATCTCGCGGGCGTGGTGCTGACCGCGCTGATCGGTCTTGCCGCCGTGCGCTTCCAGCGCTGGACCGGGATCCAGATTGAGGCCCGGCATCGTGAGGCCTTGCACTCCGCCATCATGACCGCCGCGCGGGTCGCCGTGGACCGGGGCCTGACCCGCGATGTCGCCACCGAGTTCGTCGCCGCCTATGTCCGCGCCTCCGTGCCCGATGCCCTGAAGCGCCTGTCGCCCTCGGCGGAGACGATGGATGCGCTTGTCCGGTCGAAGCTGCTCGAGGTCGGCGGACGCTGATGGCGGGTCTCCCCATACCTCGCGGCCGACTATGCGGGCGGCGCCGCGATGCGGGTCCACGCGCTGATGGCTTGAGGCGTCGCCGGCCGGGCCGCCGCTCGGCCGGCTCTATCTCGAAAGCGCCTCTTCCAGAATCGCGGCATGTTCTGCACATGTTCTGCATGTCCATGCTGCTCATCGATCTCCAAGCGGCCCGCGCCGTGCTCTGGGTCCGCTGCCGGAAGTGCCGGAGATGCGTCCAGATGTCTGGGCGCTCGCTCGTGCGGAAATACGGCCAAGGCGTCATGCTGGTCGACCTGGTGCGGCGGTTGCGGTGCTCGAAGTGCGCCCTGCCTGCCGACGCGGCGATCATGCTCGAGCCGTCGGAGGAGGCTTCGCGCGAGTTTATGGAGAGGCGACAGGAGGGCGTAAGCATCCACGCGCCGACCTTCTACTGGACGGATGGTCAGGGATGGCACTGGCCGCCGGATTGACGGTTCCGTGGAGCACCCGGTTTCTAAGCCATTGATCTGCGTTGTCCGGAAATGCCCTGCTCATGGAGCACTGGTGCATTGATTTTCAAGCGATTTTGCCGGGAAACACGAGCCCCTCCGGGCCTAGCATTCCAGCATTTTATCCTGCCAAAACAATGCAGGGTGTCCCATTTTTCGGAACCGTGGGACACTTGGGGCGGCAGGCGGGCGCTGTCGGCCCTTAGATCGCTTCCGCATATCCCGATCAGCACCCTGAGGATCGGCGACGCCAGACCCTGCGGAGGGCGGACTACCAGCACCTCCGGGCAGCCCCTTCCCGACAGGCGACGCGGCTCGCGGTCGGATCGAACGGTAGCCTTCACTGAGAAGTCGAACCGACATAAGCATAGAAAAAACCGAGACCCGACGCAGTGGTCGCAGGTTCCACCACGATTTCCACGGTGGACACCTCCCAGCAGCCGTCATTCCGAAAGACCAAGGGCCATTGTCGAAGAATCGCGGTTGACGTTTGTCCACTGGAAACCAAGACCAGGGCGACCGTGTTCTCGGGCACCCGGATGTCGTCGTCCACGTTGAACCCGCGCACCTTCAAGACTCTGTCGACGCGGCTGTATTGGTCCACAATGCAGACGTGGCCTTTGCCTGATAGCCGTATCGTGCCTTTTTCCGTCTGGGCCTCCAGAGACTTCAGAACTGCTTCTGCTGATGTCGCATCGACCACGTTGCTCTGCGCGTGAATGGCCGAGGGCATCATGCAGCCCGCGATTACAGCTGCAAGCAGGTTCTGTTGGATCGCGCGAGATGTTCTTAAAATGGACGCCATCAAATCTTCCTTTAACTGAACTTCAGGTAATTATGTCGTCTTCCTGAAGCCATCAGATTAGAGGTGAATGGCGCTTTGTCACCACTCTCTTTCGGTGACGTGTCGGCTTCATATCTGCTACGTCTGAAGCTCGGATCTGGATCGAGCCATTGCAGGCTCGATCCACCGGATGCCGCGACTCGAGCTCGCGAGTCTTGAACCGCCTTGCCTTCGTCGATCACCTCGCCGGCTTGGAAGCCTCAAGCGGCTCCCCCGGTTGCTTGGCCGTCTTCCACAGCGAGAAGACAACGCCGACGCTGAGAATGGCGAAGGTGATGCCAAGCGACCACTCCGGCGGGAACTTCTCCCAGCCCATCGCGTCGGCGATGAAGATCTTCGACCCGATGAACACCAGCAGCACCGACAGGGCGTATTTCAGATAGGCGAAGCGGTGCAGGATAGCGGCTAGGGCGAAGTAGAGCGCGCGCAAGCCGAGGATGGCGAAGATGTTCGAGGTATAGACGATGTAGGGATCCGTGGTGATGGTGAAGACGGCCGGAACCGAGTCGACAGCAAAGACCAGATCCGCGACCTCGATCATCACCAGCGCGAGGAAGAGGGGCGTGGCGTAGCGCGTCACAACGCCGGTTTCCGGATGCGGCTTTCTGACGAAGAAGGCATGGCCGTGAACCTCTTCCGTCACATGCATCCGCCGCTTGAGGAACCGGATGAGGCCGTTGTCCTCGATCTTGTGTTCCTTGTCGGTCGTGAACAGCATCTTGATCCCGGTGAGGACCAGGAAGGCGGCGAAGATGTAGAGGACCCAATGGTATTGGTCCACAATCGTCGCGCCGAGGCCGATCATAATCCCCCGAAGGACGATCACGCCGAGGATACCCCAGAACAGCACCCGGTGCTGATATTCACGGGGAATGGCGAAGAAGCCGAAGATCAACGCGATGACGAAGATATTGTCCATCGCCAGAGTTTTTTCCACCACGAAGGCGGTTAGGTACTGCGCCGTCGATGCAGCGTCCATCTGCCACCAGATGAAGCCCGCGAATGAAAATCCCAGCAAGATGTACATCGCCGACATGCGGAGACTTTCGGCCACGCCGATTTCGTGGTCGTCCTTGTGGAGGACGCCGAGGTCGAAGGCCAGAAGGCCTATGACCAGCGTCAGGAACACGAGCCACATCCACAGCGGCTTGCCGAGAAAGAGAAGGAGGAGAATGTCCAAGATGGCGACCTCTGCTGCATGAGCGCATCGAGCTTCGCCTGAAGGACAGGAAAGAGGTCCGGGCTGGCATCGACGCTGTCGATGCGGTCCGACATCACGCGAAGGTTCGCGTCAGAGGGGCCCGGTCCGCCGGCGCAAGTTTGGGATCGATGCGAGAGCTTTCAAGCCCCTGCCCGAGAAATTCCGCGGCAAGAGGAGCGCACTTTCCCCTTCAGGCGGGCAGCCCATCCGGTGCAGCTCTCAAGGGGATGACACGACGGGAGAGGCCACGGATCCGGTTGCGTCACACCCGGACCCCGCCGGAATGGCGGTGCGGAGCCGCTTGTTGCCCTCGGTCCGGACGCGAAAGCGGATGGCCCCGGACGGGAGCTTCTCGCGCAGGAGGCCCGGGAAGTTGTGCTTCATGTCGATCACCTGGTCGGCCATTGCTTCGGTCTACCACGCTGAGCCACGGGCGCCGAGTCGTCCACCGCGGCCGTGATGCGGATGGTGCCGTCCTTGGTGATCTCCATCCCGCCGACCTTCAGCCCGCATTCCTTCCAAGCGGCAATTGCCCGGCTGATCGCGGTCTTCGTGACGGTGGCTGGCCGCATGTCCTAGACCTCCTCGTGTTCCTCGTTTGCGTTCGGCAGCCTCACCCACATGCCACGGCCTCCCCTTCGGCCCACCCGCCCCACTGGTCGGCGCAGGCCTCGGCCACGCCCTCGAAGGTGCGGCTGCGGAATTTCCAGCGGTCGGGCCCCGGCGACGCGCGGTGGACGGCGGACCAGCGCTTGTGCTCGGGGGTGCCGGGCCGGGGCGGCGTCAGCCGGTTGGTGGCGGCGAGCCGCGGCAGGCCGCGCAGGTAGAAGCTCGTCGCCTTGAAGAAGGGCTCGCCGAACCACCAAGGCTGCACGGTTTGCGGGCGCGGCAGATCGGCAGGCAGGCGCGCCCGCGCGTGCGGGTTCATCACCGGGTTCTCGACCGCCACGCGCGGCACCGGCGCCTGCCAGCAGGCCGCGAACAGCGCCGCGCCGCGGTCGAGGTCGACCCACAGGAAGGCCAGCCGCTCCTCACGGCTCATGCGCAGGTAGGCCTCGCGCTCCGCCGCCGCATAGGTCTCGGGCAGCCGCTTCGAGGGCTCATGCAGCCACCGGACGCCGCTGTTGCAGAGCCGCGTGCAGGGCGGGTGCGCCACGATCAGCAGATCCCAGCCGGCGGTCAGATGGTCGCGAACGTCGCCCACGATATGGCGGTTCGACCGGTCCTCGGCCGGCAGGAGGTCGCAGGACCAGACGTCGTGCCCGCGGGCCGCGAAGGCCCGGCGCATCACGCCCGAGGTCTCGCAGCCGATCAGGATGCGCAGGGGATCAGCCACCGGAGGCCTCCACCGCCCGGCGCACTGCCTCGATGGGCACGCCGCAATCTCGCGCGACACGGCGATAGAGGCCCGGCCGGTCCTCCGGCATGGCACTGCCGAACGGCAGATACCGTGCCGTCTCGGAGAGGGCCTCCCGCCAGGCGGACAGGATGGAGGATTTGCTCTTCATGGGAATGCTCCGCAGGTTCGGGAGAAAGAGCTCGGGCCGCAGAGGCGCCGGGCAAGTTGAACGGAAGCTGCGCGGACGGACCCGCCGCGCCGGGGGTCGGTCAGGCCATGCCGAGCGCGGCCTTGTAGAGCGCGAGGAGCGTCTCCTCCTCGGCGATGTCGTCGGGGGTCCGCTTCCGGAGCGCCACGATCATCCTGAGGATCTTCGGC